TCTTTATATCCTAAGATAGATATGTATGATACAGAGATAGACGTAGCACCTATAATAAAAAAATATAAACAATTAAAACATAATCAATTAGGTGGTAAAGAAGTAGACGTAAGAGATTCAGACTTTTTAGATTTCTTAGATAAAGAAATTAGGAGAAATTAATATGAAAGAACGATTAAAAAATTTTAGTAAAAGATTCGGAGAAGGAACAGCTTGGGATCTAGACTATGGTAAACTATTGATAATTGGTTTGTTAGTATATCATATCTTTATACAGTGAAGAAAGTAAGACGGGCTGCTATTCGTTATCAGAATGCAGCAGGAGCAAAGGGAGGTTATACCCCTTCTATGGCTGAAGCAATCGCCGCAATCTTAAATAAAAAAGGATCTGATGATGACACCGACACAAGAAGTTCGCGAAGCAATGGAGAAGATAGATAGTTACTGTAATGAAAATAATTTAAAGAGTCATGAGTTTGAACGTAAAGTTTTATGGAACTCATTAAATGTTTATTCCGATTTAAAAGATCGTAACACTGATCAGTTTATCGAAGAGCATTTAAGTAGTATGAAGCACGGATTATGGACTTAGAAGATCGTGTTAGCTTTATAAAAATGAGGATAGAAAAATTTAAAAGGACCTACAAACTTAAAACAGATCCTTTAGTAACAATAAAATTATTTGAGAAAAAAGATGATCATGAGAGCGATTCAGAAAAACTTAGAGAAAAACTCAAAGTTCAACGAGTATGATGAGGATGGAGACGGTGTTGTGTCCGATAAGGAACTAGAACATCTTAGAGAAATAAAAGAAACAGAATCTTTATTACGTAAAGAACTGGCCCAGCTTAGAATGGCTCGATACACATTAATCGCAATGGGTGTCTTTACGGCAACTATGTTCTTACCATGGATTCCATTAGAGAGAGTTGAAGCAATGAGTGATGTAAGTTCTTTGTTTTATATTTCAGGTGCGGGCATTGTGGGTGCGTACATGGGTGTATCTGCATGGATGAGTAAGAGAGGTTGATATATTTAATTTAATCCCAGGAGCGGAAAATGTTTGAAAGATTTATGCAGAAGGATGGTAAAGATCCTAAGTATTTAAGCGGTAAAAAGAAAGAAGCAAAGAAGAAAGAAAGAGTACTATCTAAAGCTGGTTCTTATACATCGAAAGATTTAGAGAATGCTAAGAAGGTACAAACGTATCAGGGAGGATTACAATGAGTAAGCCTGATGGATACAAAGAACAGGTAACCGATGAACAGTTAATTCAGATGATTGAGACTGGTGTTATGAATTCCACCGGTGAATGGTTGAATAGTTCTGATCTTGCAAGAGAAAGATTAAAAGCAACTTATGAATATGCTTGTTTACCTGAGAATCACTTATACCCTCAAGGTGTTAGTACTATCGTAGACACATCAACCACTGAAGTCGTAGAAGCATATACTGCAATTATCTCTGATTTGTTCTTAAGTAACCATAAATTAGCACGATTCGTCCCATTTGATGAGACGCCTGGTTCATTTAAGGCTTCAAAAGATGCAGCGAATATAGTTAATTATTGTTTGTTTAAAAAGAATAATGGCTGGGAAATCTTACAACAATGGATTAAATCTTCTTTATTATGGAAGAATTCTGTATGTCGTTGGACATATGTTGAAGACTATGATCATATCTTTGAAGAGTTTGAAAAGATCTCTCAACCAAAGCTAGATGAATTATTATCTGATGATAATGTGGAGATCGTTGGTGATCTTCAATTTGAAAATACAATCAATGAGATAGATCCTTTAAATGGGCAGGAACCAAATACTGAACTCACTTATATTAATGTAAGAATAAAAAAGACAATTGATAAGTCAAGAGTTAAGATTGATATTATTCCTCCAGAGAATTTTAGAATTTCTAGAGATGCAACTTCGATTGAAGATGCTTTCTTTGTTGGTGTTCAAACTGAAATGTCGCGGTCTGAATTAAGAAAGCTCTATCCTGATATGGCTTCTGAAATAAAAGAATGGGATGACTTAGCAAATGAAGAATGGGTAGGTGCTTCCGGTTATTCTGAAGATGCTGCTGCAAGAAAAGAGATTACAGGACAGGCTTACTGGAATGGATCTCAACAGGAAAATGTAATTCCTTTAGAAGCAAACAGGAATGTAGTATTGACTGAATCATGGATTAATGTGGACAGGGATGGTGATGGTATTGCAGAACTAAAGCATATCGTTACTGTTGGTACTCATATACTTCAAGAAACAGATATTGAAGATATACCGTTGGCTTCTATTGTTCCGATTGATATTCCATTTGAATTCTATGGTTTGTCAATGGCAGACTTTTCACGTAGTTCTACATTAGCAAGTACTGCAATCTTACGTGGGTTTGTAGAGAATACATACTTAACAAACTATTCACCTAAGCTGGCAGATCCTAATGTTGTAGATTTTAGTGCGTTGCAGAATATGAAGCCAAAACAAATCATACCGACAAACGGTAGTCCGGTTAACGCAGTTTCACCATTGACACCTGAGACAATATCAACAGGAACTGTGCCGTTATTAGAATACTTACAAGGAATAAAAGAGCAGGCAACGGGCATGTCGAAGGCCGCACAAGGCCTTAATGATACTTTATATATATCAGGTAACTCGGAACAAAAGCTACAGGCTGTGCAGTCTGCAGCGCAAAAACGAATCCAACACATTGCTAGACGATTTGCTGAGACAGGCTTTAAGAAATTGATTGCTGGTATCTATGAAACAATGCGTAAGAATATGAAGGGTAAGATGTCTTATAACTTAGATGGTGTCTATGGTACTGTTAATATCGATACACTTCCTTCGAGGATGGATGTAGAAATCTTATTAGATATCGGAGAGAACTCTAATATCAATATGATCACAAAGCTTAGTAAGGTAGGTGGAGAAATTCTACCTGCATTAAACAATCAAGGCGTAGGGATGGTGATTAAACCTGAAGCCCCTGCGATCCTGGCAACTAAATTACTCGAGGCAATGCATCTGGATAGTAATGATTTCTTAGAAGATTATACTACCGATGAATTTAAGAAGAAGGCTGCTGAAACAATTCAGAAGCAATCTCAAGATGCTGAGCAGGCAAAACAATTAGAGCAGAAGAAGGCTATGGCTGAATCCGCTTTAGCGGAGGCCAACGTTGGTTTTACCCATGCTCAAACTAAAAATACTCAAGATGATAACTCTAAACAATTAGCAGTATCAATTGATAAACACTTTCAAGAATGGGCTGACCTTGCTATTAAGGCAACTAAAGAAGGTGCACAATTACCTAAGCATCCTGATTATGCTCAGATAATAATGATGGCAAAGCAAATATTGCAAGGGCCACAACAACCTCAACAACAGGGAGAATAAATATGCCAGGAACAGTAACTATTAACTCATCAGGAGTTGGTGCAGCTCAGTCTGGAACTGTTACTACTGCAGCAGGTGCTGGAGTAGGAAAAATCATGGTCACTAATGATAGTGATTCTAAAATTACATTCAATGTAGCTACTGCAGGAGCAGTTGTACAATCGAATGTTATGTGTGAAGCAAAAGGTTATAAGATTATAACAGGTCTTAATGACGGAGCACAGACTTTGACAAGTCTGAGTACTTCACATGAAACTTCAGCACAAGCTAACGAGATAGTATATAATACACTCATAGCTTAAAGAGGACTTTATAAATATGTAACGCCTTATAGGGTTACAACAATCTTGCTTAAAAAGGAGAAAAACTTATGAATCAAACATTATCTTTATTTGATCACTTTAATACATTAACCCCTTATGCTGTAGGCTTTGATCGTTTATTTGATCAGTTAGCTAGCAACTCTAGGGTAACAACTTCATATCCACCTTATGATATTATAAAGGATGATGATTATAACTTTAAAATTGAAATGGCACTTGCTGGTTTTAATAAGAAAGATATTGAAGTTGAAGTTACAGAGAATCTATTAACTGTAAAGTCTGTAAAAGAAAATACTCAGGATAATAAAAATATCTATAAAGGAATTTCGTATAGGAAGTTTACAAGAGAGTTTACGATTGCAGATGATATTGAAGTTAAAGATGCAAAGTTAGAAGATGGTCTTTTAACTATACAGCTGGAAAGAATTGTTCCAGATGAAAAGAAACCCAAACTCATTAAAATAAATTAGGAGGACAATATGGATCCGATTACATTCTCAGGCATCGTTAGTTTTGGCATCAAGCTAGTACTAGCCATAGGCCTAACAAAAGAAGTTGTGACCCCATTACTAGTATCTGCATTCGGTGGATAAGTAATGGATAAATACCGTAAGACAGCTGAGAAGAAGCTGGGAAATAAAAAAGTATACGGTAATCATAAAATACATCCTGAAGAATTAGCGCGACTTGCCCATGTTAAAGGGCACTTCGCAGCTAAAGAAAGGACTGAATTTTTTGATGAAGTATATGGAGAAGTTTTAATTGACTACTTCATAGAGTGGTTAAAGACAGATCCACACGAAACTAAATCTCGAGAGTTCCTCTACTCTTCTGCTATGGCATTGGGAAGTGTCAAAGAGAAAATGATAAGCTTCGAGACCTATGGGAAGAATATCCCGCATATGATGGAGGACAATGATGAGTAGAATAATTGATTATTCACATTTAATAAATAATCTAAATGAAATGATAAATACTTTAGAATATGATTCAAGCAGAAGTGGCGGTAAAACAAAACTTAACTGTGATAAGTTATATTATATGTATGCCTTAAAAGAAAGATACGCTAAAGTATTAGAAAAGAATTCTAAAAAGCCTACTACTAAAAAGAAAGAGGTAAGCTAATATGAGTGAAGATACCAAAGCAATACCAGACTCTGCCCCGCCTAGGGATGACGCTGGAGCTACGGATGGTCGAACAGAAGAACAATTGCTGGCTG